ACGGATCTCGGGGACTGGATGGACGCTCCGGAGGACGATCTTGAGCTCCAGAGTTTCCTCGAGACCGCCTACGAGAAACTCCTCGAATGGGCCCCGGAGCCGGTCCCTACGGGCCTCTTGCTCGACGAGGACGGCGAGACCGTCCTCGACCCCGTCCCCGCCCGGTACAAGTACGCACAAAGGCTCTTAGCGCAGCACCTCGCGGCGCGGAAACGGGCCGGGGACGGGGAGGGTTTCGGCTCGGACGGGTTCATGATCTCGACCTATCCGCTCGTCCGGGAAGCCTACGAGGCCGTCCGGCCGCGCCGCTCACCGCTCAAGGGGCTCCTATGAGCGGCACGACACCACGACAGCAGCTCGCCGCTCAGATCCAAGCCGATCACCCGGCATGGCTCGTCGCCGATTTCCCGGTCGTCCCCTCCCAGGTCCGGCGCGGGAAGCCGGTTGTCTCGGTGTGGCGCTCGGATCTCTCTCCGGCTCCGAACCGGCCGCTCCTCGCTCACGAGCTCACGCTCCACGTCTACGGCTCCAAGGTCCAGGGAGTCGAGGCCGAGAACGAGCTCGACGACATACTCGACGGCGTGATGCTCTCGATCGAGCGTTACAAGGGATGCGTCTTCACCCGCGCCACGCGGAGGCAGTTCGCCGACGACGCTTTCTCCGGTTTCGAGATCCTCGCTCTCGCCTACTCACCGAACATTTACCGCGCCGCCGTCCTACAAGAAAGGTCAACACCGTGACTCTCCAGCCGCACAACCCGTTCGTGATCGAGGACGTGATGCTCACCCTCGGCACAAAGGAGTTCACCACCGCGTGCGACTCCGTCTCCCTCGTTCCCACCACCGCGAAGCTCCGGTGGAAGCCGGTCAATGGCAAGAAAACAACGATCGTCGCCAAACCCGATTGGGCTCTGACGCTGAACGTCGGGCAGGATTTCGACACCGAGGGGCTCATGCACGAGCTTATCGAGGGGCACGGCGAGACGCGGACATTCAAGCTCCAGCCGCTCGGCTCGGGAGACCTCGCCAAGATCGAGGGCACCGTGACGCTCGAGGCCGTCCAGGTCGGCGGAGGCGCGGAAACGATCGCCGTCTCCGGCGTGACGCTCGACGTCGAGGGCCAACCGGTCTTTACATGGAGCGCTGCTGAGTAAAATGCCGGGCTCGATCATCAAGCCGAGTGCGGCGACGTCGAAACAGTTCGCCGCCGTCGCACTCGCGCTAAAGCTCGTCGAGCGGAACGTCCGGAACGATATCAACCGGGAAACCCGCGCCACACTCAATCCGGTTTGGCGCTCGGTAGTGAACAGTAACGCCGTGACGCAGATGGATCGGCTCGTCCTCGCCAAAGGGGCCCGGGTCAAGCCGGGAAACCCGACCGTGCTCACCGCTGCCTCCTCCCGCCGTCCGCTCTCCGGGGGACTCGTCCCGGACGAGGACGCGAGGGTCTGGGAGTTCGGTTCCCGGAAACGGGAGAAGGTTAAGAAATACCAGCGCCGGAACCGGGCGAGCTCCGGATCCCATAGCGTCTCCCGGCACACCTCCCGGCAACTCCCGGCACCGGACAAGGGCCGCGTCGTCTATAAGTCGTTCGCCGAGATCGCTCCCAGGCTCACGAGCCTATGGGTTCAGATCGTCGTCCGGAACATCTACGAAGCACACGAGAAGAGGTAGAGCCGCGTGGCAATAAACGTCGAGATCATCTCGGACGTCTCGGACGTCGTCAAGGACACCAAGACGCTCTCGGACCGCTACGACGACGTCTCCGACGCGCTCAAGGATCTCGCCAAAGCCGGAGACAAAGCCGGAGACAAGATCGAGGACGCTTTCGACGACGGGATCCGCGCCGCGAAAAAGCTCGACGACAAAGCCGACGCCGCGTTCGACTCCATCTCCCGCAACGCCAAAGCGGCCGGGGACGACGTCGGCCGCTCCCAAAAAGAGGGGTTTCGGGAGGCCGGGGAGGGCCTCGATAACTTCAAGGAGGAAGCAAACTCCACCGCGAAAGAATCCGCGGCCAGTTTCGACGGCTCCGCGGAGTCCATCCTCGGCTCATTCCAGGAGATCGCCGCGAACGCTTTCGCCGGCTTTGGTCCGGCCGGCGCCGCCGCGGGTTTGGCTATGGCAGCGGGGATCGGGATCGCGGTCACTGCCATGCAGAAAACCGCCGAGGAGGCAACGGAAGCCAAACAAAAATCGGTGGACATGATCGACTCGATCAAGGAAGCCGGAGGAGATCTCGCCAAGATGGATCTCTCCGAGAAGATCATCGCGTGGGGCCGGGAGGTGATGGAGGACAACTGGATCACCCTTTGGGCCAACGAAGCCTCTACCCGGTTCCAGGAGACCGCCAAAGACGCGAAAGAGTTCGGCGTCACCTCGCGGGACGCGATCCGGGCCGCGGCCGGATCCGCGGACGACTCGAGGAAGTTCCTCGACGAAACCGCGGACGACTGGCAGCGGCTCACCAAAGAGATCGAGGCCGGGGCGAGCGTCACCGAGGACGGCGTCATGGCGTTTACCGACGCCTCCCGCGCCGCGCAAAAGAAACGGGACGCGCTCTCGGATCTCCGCGGACAGGCCGAGGAGAACATCAGGACCACCGCGGACGCCGTCGAGATCTACGAGCTTGAGAAAGACGCGCTCGATCACACCAAGGAAGCCGCGGAGGCCGCGGCCGAGGCGATCCAGGAGAAAGCCGACGCGAGCTCCGAGGCAGCTAACGCCGCGATGGACCTCGTCGGGGCCGAGAACACTTGGATCGAAACCCTCAAGCAGATGAACGAGGACATCAAGACCAACGGCAAAAACCTCGAGGCAAACACCGAGGCCGGACGCGCCAACCGGGAAAGCCTCGTCGATATCGCCGCCGCTGCGAACTCCTACCGGGACGCCGCGATCGCGGCCGGGGAGGGCACCGACAGCGTCACCGCGAAAGTCCAGGCGAGCCGGGACGCTTTCATTAACGCCGCGATCGCGGCCGGTGCCAGCGAGGAGCACGCCCGGGGACTGGCGGACAGCTATGGGCTCATCCCGGGCAACGTCGAGACGCTCATCAAGGCCAACGGGACCGAGGAAGCCAAAGCGGCGATTGAGGCGATCCCTCCGGCGAAAGACACCAAAGTCACCACCACCGAGGAGGGCTCGGCCGAGGCCCAGGCCAAGATCGAGGCCGTCGAGGGCAAAGCGGTCGAGGTCAAGGTCGCCACACCCTCCGGGGATCTGGAACGGGTCCAGTCCGGGATCGACGGGATCAAGGGCAAGAACGTCGATATCTCGGTCCGGCTCGGCAACGCCTCAGCGATCCAGGCCGAACTCGACCGGCTCACCGCTCCCCGCACCGCCTACGTCACGATCCAGCAGCGCCAAGGAGAGCCGGTAATCTAATGGCACTAATCACCGCTACACCGGATCCCGCGACGGCAACCGTCGAGCTCGTCCTCGACCCCGCGCTCGGGATAACCGCGATCCTCCGCGCCGACGCGAACGGAACACGCCCGGTCCGGCTCCGTACCGGGGATCTCCCGGCCTCCGGCACGATCACCGTCACCGACTACGAGGCCGCGGTCGCCGGACCGCTCTTTTACCGTGTCCTCGGCGCGGCCGCGGAGCCGGTCTGGACGTCCCTCGACCTCGAGCTGCCCCGTTTCATTCTCCCCTCGATCCCGCATTTCTCTATCGTCGCCCAAACCGTTCACGGCTACTCCGCCGGGAGGGCCTCCCGGGCAACGTTCCATACAGTGATCGGCCGGGACGATCCGCTCGTCGCCGAGGGACGGCTCTCCTCCCGGACGGGGATCCTCGACGTCTGGTTCGGAACCTATGCCGAGGCCAGAAGCCTCGAGGACATGCTCGCCCGCGGACAAACGGCAATGTACAGGCAGGCCGAGCACCCGGGGATGGACATGTATTTTCACGTCACCGACACCGGCGTCGTCCCGGACGAGGTTTCGTGGAAACTCACGGCCAACTACATCGAGGTCGGCTTTCCTCCGGGGAACGTGCTCACGGATAAGACGTGGACGTTCACCAAGCTCGCTCAGGTCGGCGGGAGCTTTGACGAGGTCACCGAGGACTATGCCTCGTTCCATGATCTCGCGGTCGGCGAGGCGACATGACAGCGCCGTTCGACGTCAAGGCAGCGGAGCTCATTACCGGGCCGCTCCGGCACGAGGCCGAGCTCACCGCTCACCCGCTCACCGGGGATCCGTTCGCGCTCGAGATCGACGGGACCGATCTCGCGGTCACGTTCTCCGAGGACTGGAGCCCGTATGTCCAGGCGTCGATGAGCTGCAAAGTCCCCGAGGATCAGGAGGAGCTCGACCGGCTGGATCCGCGGAAACTCTGCCGCGTCTCGATCAACGCCGGATACACCTATCCGGATAACGAGACGGAGATCTTCCCTCTCGCCGACCTCCATCTCCGCCGCCGCGCCGTGAACCGGCCGAGCAACCTCCTCGAGCTCACCGCGTCCTCGGACGAGTCGATCACCCAGGACTACACATGGCGGGCCGATTTCCCGCTCATGCCAACGACCGGGATTAACGAGGCCGTCGCGTGGGGTCTTGATTTCGCGACGATCCCTCACGGCTATCAGCTCGCCTCCGCGTTCGGGAACGGCACCGACGCCGCGGATCTCGCCGAGCTCGCGATCGGCCGCGGGGATTCAATGTGGAGCATGCTCGACGAGATCGCCACCCGGACCGGACGCCGGATTTACTGCGACGAGTTCGGGATCTGGCAGATCCGCGACCGGCCGGAGCTCGCCGGGACGCCGTCGCATTATCTCGAGGTCGGCGCGGCCGGTACACTCACCGACACCTCGACCGAGCTCTCCCGCGAAGGATGGTTTAACGAGGTCTATCTCCGCAACGGATGGAAAGACGGGGCCGGGAACGACGTCCTGATTATTGGGTCGGCCGCGGTCACCTCCGGGGAGTTCGCGGTCGGTACGGTCGGCTGGAAATGCTTCTACCACGAGTCGGACCGGCCGATCACCCAGGACGCCGCGAACAAGGCCGCGGCCACGAAACTTAAAAACCTCGTCTCCCGCGGCCGCTCGCTCCGGCTCACCGCCGCCGCGGCCTACTGGCTCCGGCCGGGAATGACGGTTTCCGTCACGCTTCCCTCCGGGGCCCCGGCACTGTGTCTGATCCAGGCGATCACGTTCCACCCGCTCACAGGACTCATGGATATCACCACACGACAGCCGCTCAACGTCACGATCAGCACAGGAGAGTAAAGAAAATGGCCACACCCTATCGGCTCTATACCGAGATCCCCGGAGGCGTGGCTCCGGACGTCCCCTATCGCGTCAACATCGCGCTCCGGGAGATCGACGCCGACGTCCAGGAGATCTCCGGCGAGGCTCTCGCCGCGACGGCGTCCGCGGCCGCCGCGGCCGAAGCGTCAACGATCGCGGTCGGAGCCTCCTCGACCGCTACCGCCGCCGCGAGCCAAGCCACGATCGACGTCGACCGGCTCGAGACGGCCCTCGCCGCGATCGACGGCGAGGCTCTCGCCGCGACCGTCGCCGAGGTCCAAACCGTCGCGGAAGCAGCGGCTATAGCAGCGGCCGGAGCGATCGCTCCGGCCGTCGAGGCCGTTACCGCCGTCCTCAGCGATCCGAACAACTCCGCGACGGCGATCCTCCGGGCCCGGGCGGCAAGGAACATTCTTGACTACGGCGTCACGCGCGGGACGGCCGCGTCTCAGACCGTCGCGATCAAAGCGGCTCTCGACGCCCATCCGGGAGAGGCGTTCTACTTCCCTCCGGGCGACTACCGGCTCGACACCGGGCTCGTCGTCTCCCAGGCGAACAGCCTCCATCTCGCGGACGGCGCACGCCTCTACGCTGGCGCGGCCATGACGACACTCATCACCTATCTGTGGAGCGGCTCCGGTTTCGCCGAGGACAAGGCTCTCATCGGCGGTCTGCTCGACGGGAACCTCAACGCGAACCGGATCCTCTCGATCGGTAAGGTCATCCGGTTTACCCTTTCCCGGACCAGCTTCAAGAACGGCATTAACCGAGGGCTCGTAACCGAGGCGGGCCTCGGCGCGGAGTTGTTCGCCTACGATCTCCGGTTTTATAACACCGGGATCTCGAACATCGCGGACAATATCGCGATCGAATCCAAGATGGGCGACTCGCACTATCGGGACATCGTGGTCCGGGACTGGACAGTCGCCGTCAAGGACACGAGCGCGAACCGATGGGACCGGGTCCACCCGTGGATTAGCCAGGACGCGGGCGCGGTCACACAAATGACGTCCCGCTACCCGGCCTCGATCGCGTTCGACCTCACCGGAGCATCCGACGTTCAAGCATGCGTCTCGGACACCTACCGGATCGCCTACAAGAGCCGCACCAACGGCACCGGCTACACCGCGCCGCCGCGGCTGCTCAACGCCCGGGCGATGTGGGCGAACGATCCGATCCTGCCGACCTCGCTCGCAGTGGCAAATCCGGCCTACGTCCTCGACAACACAGACGGCGTCGGCCTAATCAGCGACCGGCTCACCATGACGGGCCACACCGCGGCTCCGGCGAACCTGCTCACCGGACCGACAACGAACATCACCGGCCGCAACACGTTCTCCTACGGCTACGTCAAGGGAGCCCAGGGAACCACCTCCGACCCGCTCGACTACCGGGGAGGGATCCAGCAAGGAACCTTTCTCTTTACGCCAACGATCTACGGCTCAGGCGGCGCGGGAGTTCACGCCTACACGACACAAAGCGGCCGCATGGTGGTAGCTGGCGACACCGTTACCTACTTTGTCCGCGTCATTGGAACACTCGACAGCACAACGGCGTTCGCCGGCTCCCTCCGGGTCGGCGGGATCCCGCTCCCGGTCGGCGCGACGAACGTCCGGGACGGCTCCGGCGCGGTCGGTTACGCCGTCAACATCAACGCACAGTCGGCCGTCATTTTCGCGAACACGGTCCCCTATGTCTCCATCATGAACAACCAGGGAGCGGCTGGGGTCCGGGAGGTCGATATCCCCGCGAACGCACTCCGAGGCAAGGCCGTCGACCTCATGTTCTCCGTCACCGTGACTCACTTCAAGGCATAAGGAAAGGCCAGAAAATTGACCTACACGATCGACGAGTCGCTCTCGGATTCCGAATACACCGCGGCCGGGGACGTCCCCGGCACGTTCGGCGGCACGCCGCGCCGGATCGAGTCGATCACGATCCACCATTGGGGAGTGTTCGGCCAAACCCATGACGGCGTCGTGGACTTCTTCCTGAAACACAGCTTTACGACGTCGGCGCACTTTGTTGTCTCGGACGGCCGGATTCATTGCCTCGTGTCTCCGGCTAATGC